CTCGACCTCTTAATGTTATCTCGGACGTTTATGACAAATTCCGGCAATAATAACAACAGGCTAGCTTTGTTTATAAAACCGCCACCTGACCGCCCGTCTATAGACCTATTCATACAGGGTAACGTATAATCAGCACCCGCTGGCCCCTTAGCTCAGTGGTTAGAGCAGGCGACTCATAATCGCTTGGTCGTTGGTTCAAACCCAACAGGGGCCACCAAATTTTAGATTTAAAATCATAAGATTAAGCCACTTTAACCAGAGTGGCTTTTTTGTTTTTGCAGAAAGATGGCGATGAAGTGGCGATAAAAAATCGATACGAGACCTTTTTGGGCAATAAAAAAGTGCCCGGACGGGGCACTTAATTCACATCAATATCAAAAATCACATCTTAAAAATTCATGTGTCCTTGACCACTACTTGAAGGATGTGGCGGAGCAAAATTAACCTGATTTGTGGTCACAATGTATCGCACAACGGTTTCATGAGTAACAAAGGTCGCACCACAGTTAATATTCTGGCACTGACAGTAACGCTCTTTTGTCTGCTCTGACACCCGAAAACTGCTCCTGGTGTGAGCCGAACATCCACATTTCGGGCAATTCATCATAAAAAACCTCACATCAGAATTAAAGATTCACTTTTAGTGAATTTACTACTAATTCATATCTAAATCATCAATTTTCACCTCCAGCTCCAGCGCGGTCGTAAACCCCTGCCCACTGAGCGAGTGCGTCACCGTCGCGATCGTCCACTCCGCTGCGTCGATTTCCTGCTTAAAGCCACTGACCTTCGCTGGCAGTTCCGGGTACAGCTCGGCCCGTCCTCTTGCTAGCGTGATGGAGAATGAGGCGACGCCGCGCTGCAGCCGCTCCCAGTGCATTTTTGCCGCGCGTTCGGCGTTGGCCTTGTTGGCGTAGGTGCGGCTCAGGACCAGCACGTTTTCATCGGTGCCGATTAGGTATTCGCCCTGTTTGGCCTCCGGCGTTTTTTTCTTGCTGGTTTTACGGTGCCGACGTTTGACTTGTGTCTCCTGGCTTTTCTTCGGCTCCTGCGTGTGTAGCCAACTGGCGACCACACCAGTGTATGCGTCCCGGTCAGCCAGCGAAAAGCGATGGCTGTCGCCGGCGGCGCGGGTGATCGTCACCGCCGGCAGCGCTTTGCCGCTGGCCGTTTTTCCCTGTCCCTGACGCAGAAACAGCAGGCGGCCGTCTTTCACTGCGGCGATGGCGCCGTGCTCTTTCGCCAGACGCATCAGGAAGGAGCAATCCGATTCTTTGGTCTGGTCGATGTGGTCAACCGGCTGCGCGGCCGTGGCCGCGTCCAGCGCCGCGGTCAGCTTGTGGCGGTTGGCGATATCCGTGACGATCGCCCCGACCGTGGTCTGATGCCAGGAGCGTTCGCGTTTGATGTTCAGCGTCTGGCGAAAATCGGCGCTGCGGGCGCGGAGCGTCAGTCGGTCAGGCACGCCGCCGTGTTCAATTTCATCCACCACGTAGGTGCCTTTACCGATTAACGCTTCACCTTTCCAGCCCAAAAATAGCGTGATTTCAGCGCCGCGACGGGGCAGCGCCAGCTGGCCGTCCGCGTCGTCCAGTTCCAGATCGAGCTGGTCCGCCTCAAAGCCGCGGTTGTCGGTGAGCGTCAATGAGATCAGCCGCTTTTCCAGTACCGGCGTAATGTCGGTTTTCCCCAGGCGCAGCCGGTAATCCGGCGTAGACTCGGCGCCCGTCAGCCAATCCGTCATGACAACACCCCGCTGACGGCAGACGTCAGCCCGCCGATGGCCTGTGTCGCGCTGTCTTTCAGGCCGCCCAATGACGTGGATAAGTCGCCCAGCATCGCGGACAGCGATTCATCCACACGTTTTAACGTCAGGGTGAACTCGATACGCCGGGCTTTGCCGTCCTGAAAAAACTGGCTGCGGGTTTCGTTCAGGCTTTCGATGACATACATGCCGTAAATCGTGCCGCTGCCCTCCAGTAACGCCCAGGCTTTTCCGGTCTCGGCCATCTGCTCCAGCGCCCACAGGGACAGCGCACCGCCGGTCACCTGCGGCAATAGCACGCCCTGTAACGTGATGGTGTCATTGTCCGGGCCGACATACTGCGTCACCGGGCGATAGCCGATGCGGCTATTGGTCACATGACGCCAGGCGCGCTGGCGTTGCAGTTCCTGATAAGGCACGGTCTTTAACGTGAACACAAACAGGCCTAATACCATCATCATGATTCGAGTCCTCCCTGATCGCGGTAACTGCTACGGGCTTTCGCCTGAGCGCGTCGCTCGCGTTCATCGAGCTGGCGCGCCACTTCGCGGGCGATATCGGTCGCGCTCTGGCCGGGTTGCGGCACGATGGTGATCGGCGCATGGACGGTCACCGGCGTGATGACCGACGCAGACTGGCGCGATGTGGTAGCCGTGGGGGCTGCGGGCGACAGGCTGAATGGATGCAGCGGATAAGCCGTTGCCGGGGAGGCGGTGGTGCCCAACGTCAGCGCCGCCGCAGCTAAAGCGGCCGTGCGCCGTCGACTGGTCACGGACGCCGGACCGGCGACAATCTCCGGGCCGTTCTCGCCGACAATACCCAGTTGGCCGGACCCGATTTGGCCGCCGGTGTCATACATCGGAATGTCGCTGTACACCGGTAGAGGGCGATGGGTCGGAGGTAAAGGCATTGGCGTGGCCGAATCGGGTTTCATCCAGTTCGGCAGATAATCGGTCATGGACGAGAGCTTGGCCTTGAGCGTGTCCCATTTTTCACTGATGCCGTTCATCAGTCCGTCGATCAATTTCCCGCCGGCCTCTTTGAAGCGGGCCGGCAGCGACAAGACGCTATTCAATAAACTGTCCCAGCGCTCACCCAGCATGCGCTTGATGCTGTCCCAGGCTTCGCTGATCCCGGCTTTGATCGCATCCCAATTCTGATAAATCAGTCCCGGCAGCGTGTAGTTCAGGAAGTAAGATTTGATCCCTTCCCACGCCATCCCGACCACCGCTTTGATTTTCTCCCAGGCTTCTGCGGCACCCGCTTTGATGCTGTCCCAATGCTGATAGACCAGACCCGGCAGCGTGTAATTCATGAAATACGATTTGATGACGTCCCAGGCGACACCGACCGCCTGGCAAATTGCATTCCAGGCGATCGACGCGACGCGACAGATGCCGTCCCACAGCGCTTTAAATTTGGGGCCGAGCGTGTCCCAGTTCTGCCAGAGATAGAGCGCCCCCATCGCAATCAACCCAATCACCGCGAGGATCGGGTTCGCCATCATCAGCCGTCCCAGCCACATCACCGCGCCGCCCATGTTTTTCAGCGCACTGCCAATCAGTCCCACCGCGCTGACGCCTTTGATGCCGAGCATCGACAGACTCAGTCGCATCATAGCCATCGGCCCCAAAATGGCGGCGATGGTCAGCATCACGGCACCGATGGCCCCGGTGACAACGGCGAATCCCGCCGCCGCTTTAAACAGTCCGGCGGTCAGTGCCGGATGCTTCTGCGCAAACTGGTTCAACTTTCCAGCCAGTTCGCCCAGCCCGTCGACCAGTCGTTTCAGGTCTGGCGCGACCGTCGCGCCGATGGTGGCCATCGCGTTGGTGAAAGAGCCGCTCGCCGCGTCCCATTTGTTCCCCAGCGTTTTCAACTGGGCGTCGACGCGCTCGCGTAATGAGGCTTGCTCCGCTAACTTGGCCTGCGCGTCCTGATAGGCGCCCATGCCCTGACGCAGGATATTGATCACCTGCAGCGTTTCCGCATCATCGCCGAACAACCCTTTGATCACCTGCGTCCGTTTGGCGGTATTTAACGTGTTCAACTTGTCGAGCTGTTGATACAGCTGGTCGACCCCGCCGAACTCGCCTTTGCCGTTGGTGAAGTCGAACTTGATGCCGCTGCCTTTCAGGCTCTGGTTGACGTTGCCGACCTTTTTGGTGTCCATCACCATCTGAAACACTTTGCGATAGGCGTTGCCGGCCGATTCGCCCGCCATGCCTTTCTGGTCGGCCATGACCAGGAACGGCGCCAGCATTTTCGCGCCGTCCAAGCCTTTGGTATGCAGGATATCCATCGCGCTGCTGATTTTGGTGAAGCCCTGCAGCATGTTGGTGGGGTCGACGCCGGCATAGAAGCCTTTCTGTATGACGTCCATCAGGCCCATCATGTCTTTTTCCGCCGTGCCGGTGGCGTCCTGCATTTTGGCCGCAAACTCCGCCGCTTCTTCTGAGGGCATTTTCAGCTGTACGCCCAGGTAGGCGGTCGCTTCCCCCATGCCGCCCAGGATGGTTTGCGCGGAAATACCCTGGCGGCGCAGCATGGTCATCATGTTCTGAAAATCCGCCGTGGTGCCGGGCAGCTTGTCGCCCAGCGCGATGGCCAGCTGGTTGATTTTTTCGAACTCGGGGGAGACTTTCGCCCCCGGTCCCATCATGGCGCCGGATAACTGCGTGCCGGCCTCTTCTGCCTCAGCGTACGCTTTGACCGGCGCCATCAGCGGGGCTGCCGTGGTGACACTGGTGGCAATCAGGCCGCCGCCATTGCCGGCTAACTGATTGCGGGTCTCCATCGTCCTGGCATGGCGCGCGCGGATCGCATTGAGCTTGTGCTGCTGTTCACCGGCCTGCCGCAGGCGCCGGCTCTGCTCCGACAACTGGCGGTTATAGCGTGCGGTTTCATCGGTGATGCGCGCCGTGGCGCGGGCGCCGTCCTGCGTCGATATGCCGAGGCGGTACAGGTCGCCGCGCAGGCGTCCCAGCTGGTTCTGCGCGGTTTGATGTTTATTTTCCAGACGGCTGACGGCACGCCACTGATCTTCCAGCGCTTTGGTTTGCTTTTGGGTCGGCGAGGCCAGACTGCCCATTTCCTGCGTCATCATCTGGGCGCGGAGCCGGGCCTGCGCCAGCGCGTCGCCGGTCTGATGAACCTGCTGTTTCAGGGTGTTGAACGCGGTCAGCTTAGTGCCGGCCTCGTTTAACTGTTTGAGCTGGCTCTGCGTCTTTTTGATATCAGAGGCTAATGACCGGGTACTGTCACGGGCCGTGCGGAGCGGACGCGTGATCCGGTCAACGGCATTCATCACCACCTGTAAACGCAGGTTGTTATCACTCATCGTCAGATCCGCTGCGAATAATGGCTTTGTGGCGCCAGTTCAGTACCTCGGTTAATGACATCTCCTCGGTGACCGCCGGCGGCCAGTGAAACACGGTGGCGATATCCGCCACCAAATCCTCGACCGTCAGGCTGGGGGCAAAGCTGACCGCGCCGAGTTCGGCAACAAAAAAGTGACTAACTCCACCGACAGACTGACCAGATCGGCCGGGTCCAGTTCCAGCACGTCCGCCTGCGTCAGCGCCGGGGCAGTGACGCGCGGCAGCACCACCATCAGGGCGTTGACGTCCATTTCCATCAGCACCTGCAAGCGGGTGCCGCGCAGGCTGCCGGAAGTGGGTTTGCGGAGCGTGATTGCCGTGAGGGTGACGTCGCCACGTTTTAGCGGGGTGTCGAGCGTAATGACTTTTTCAGTGGTCAGGGTGTTATCGTCGTTCTGCATGATGTGTCTCTATTAGGTTGGGGCGCAGGGGTGAACCTGCGCAATAAAGGGGGAACGTTACAGGCCGATGGCGGAACGGTGGGCTTCCATCAGGTCCACACCGCCGACGATTTCGATCATGTTCAGCAGGTCAATCTCAATCAGCACCTCGCCGTTGACGGTCAGTTTGTAGTAGGTGCAGGTCGTCGATACTTTGGTTTTGGTCAGTTCGCCAAGCTTGGCTTCTCCGCCGTCGATTTCCTTGTGCCGGCCACGCAGCACCACCTCGACCGCCTGCACCTCGGCGGTGTCGTCCCGCTGTACCGAACAGGTGAAACGCAGCGGCACGCCGTCGGCTTTGGTGTTGCCGAGCTGCTTGTAAATCAGCGGTTCAATGCCGGCAATCTGCCATTCGGCTTCCAGCGCGCTGTCGTCCAGCCCCATGTCGATATCGACCGCGCCCGGCATCCCGCCGCCGCGCCACTTTTCAAACTTGCGCGTCAGCTTGGGCTGGGTGAAGGATTCGACGACGCCCATGAAGCTGTTGCCGTCGTTGAACAGATTCAGCTGTTTTAATACCCGTGGTAATGCCATGTTCGCCCCTTAGCTGTTGACCTGGCTGGTGAAGTCGATGAGATAGCTGTCCGTGATGCGCTGGCGCAGCATCAGGTTTTCCAGCGGCGGAACCGGCGTATAGTCGTAGTCGAGGGTCAGCGTGCCGGCTTTCAGCGTGTCTTTGGTGTTGGCCGCTTCATCAATCCAGCAGTCGCCGCCAAGCAGATAGCCGTTAGTGGTCATTTCGCGCAGCTTGGCGCGGATACCCTCGATGATGTCGCGGGCCAGCGAGGGCGTCAGCGGCTTGTCGCTGGCCCACATGTGCGCCTCGGCCATCGTGTCGGCCAGCACCTGGGCGGTGCGGGTGTAGGACTCGAAGGCGAACAGCGGATCGTCGCTGCAGGTGCGCGACCCCCAAAAGCGAAAGCCGTCTTTGCGGATCAGGGTGGTGACGTCGTTCTGGTTCAGCAGGCCCGCATCGGTCGCCGGATCTTGCAGGTCCCAAAAGACGTCGGCGGAAATGCCGGTCACGCCGTTGACGCCAACGTTAGACAGGGTTTTATGCCAGCCGGTTTGCTCGTCGATTTTGGCCCGCAGTCCCAGCGCGCGCGCAGTGGCCCAGGCGGACGCGTCGGCATTGGCAGCCGTATCCCAGGCGATGAAGTCCGGCCAAATCAACATCAGTTCGCGCTGACTGAAATTGGCGCGGTAGGCGATCGCCTCTTCCACCGTGTTGCAGCCGTAGGCGTTGATGTAGGCAAAGGCACGCAGGCTCTGTGCCACGCTCGCCAGTTCGGCGGCCACCGCCTGATTGTCGTGGCCGGGCACGCCGAGAATGCGGGGTTTAACGCCGAGCTGTCCCTGAGCGGCAAGCAGGGCTTTCATGCCGGTCTTTTTGCCGTCGGCGGTGACGCCGCCAATGATATTCGAGGTGGTTTCCGCTTCGCTGTTGCCCTGCGCAACGCGCACGACCACCGTTACCGGTTTAGCCTGATCACCAATCGCATCCAGCGCACGGGCCAACGTGCCCGACTCGCCGGCCTTGCCGCTGGCCGTCACGACATCGGTCAGCAACACCGGTTTATTGAGGGGAAAGGTCGCCGCGTCAGCATCATCGGCGGTACACACCATGCCGACAATGGCCGTCGAAACGGTCTGAATAGGCCGTGTGCCTTCGTTGATTTCAACCACGCGCACGCCATGATGATAATCTTGCGCCATAGAACAGATCTCCGCTAAATGAGTTCTGGTATGGTGAAAGACACGGCAATACCGCGCACCCCTTAGGGGCTGTATCAGGGATGACACAATAGGAGAGGCAAGGATGCGTCAGTTGGATTTGTTGGGCGTGACGGTTTATGTGCTGGATGCCGACGACAGTCTGATTGATTGTCCGGTTGATAGCTATGCGGTATTCAACGATGACGGCTGGATGGCGGTACATCGGCAGGCGGAGCAGGCGATCCCCCTGCATACCGATCCGCTGCCGGATATCAAAGCGGCGCTGAAAGAGGTGCTCAGCGTCGCGCTGTTTTTTGCCTAATGGGGGTTAGTCACAGGTGGGGTCTTGGCTGCCATTTGATTTGATATCCACGATATTGTTTTCATTTTCAGCGCAGCTTTTTCTATAACCGTTGTTAAACCAAAACCGTGTTAATTCTTTTAAATAGTGATGGTTTTTTTTATTAAAGTAAGTCATCGCAGTAATTTCGTAGTCTCCGGTATAAATATATTTTGGCGACGGTCCCGTCATGGATTCATTCCACCAATGTGCTAGCGGCCTCTTCCCGTTTATGGGGGTGTCAATACTTTTTCGCTTGAAAACAGCACTGAATTCTTCCTGGTTTTTATCGAAAGGATGCTGTTTAAAATACAACATAACTAAATCAATTATAGCTTGCTGCCCTTTAGGCGCGTTAAAGACCACATAATTTTCATTGTCACCGACGGGCACTATAGTGGGAGAACCGAATGACATCGCTGCCGATATGGGACCGATATAGTTAATCCACAATGCGGTGAATACATGCAGTAGAATATTGCCTCCCGCATAACGCCATTTAAGACGGTGCCGGCTGCATATAAATACGAGGGTAGATATAGGACTTATCACCCATATCAGTGGGAGCATTGTCGAATAATGCATGTAAAAAAAGGAATTCTCATCGAATTGATAAAGTCGTCCTACGACAAGGAGCAAGTAATTCACAACCAAAAAAGCAAAGGTGAAATTCATAACGTTCCCTTGATGGGGTAGTCCATTTCCATAACGGTGATAAAGGGTTTATACCCGAACTGCTTTAGATGCTGCAGGATAAACCAGCTTCGGAACCCTAAGAGCATGCCATATTTTTTTATGGAGCCGTTGGTGGGGTCCGGCCCTACATCGGGTAAATCTAATCCAAAATGGTCGTAGAAAGTGACACGTACTTTACCAGTATAAAAGCGTCCCACGCGGTCATACTGAACCAGCTCGGCTTTGGCTGCCCAGACATCATTGATCGTGATAGTCAGGCCCTTATAGATATCGCTAACAGAATGGAATGCGGGAGGGCGAAGAACACCTTCCCCTGGTTTCTGATACTGAGGCATCCAATCTTCCAAGGGAAGTTTATTTATTTCCCCACTGTTATTTTTTATAGTGGTATCAACGCCTTCAAGCAACCTTGTTACAAACTCTTGAGTACCGGGATGCGCACGCACGGCGCGTGTCAAGTCTGGGTGCCTGAATTCCCCGCCTTCCTTCTTTTGAAATTTTGCAATCATCGCGAGAATAACGAACTTCAAATCGCCAGAAGAAAAAAATTTGGTCACCATTTCTCTAAATTTACTGAAGAAAAATTCAGGGGACTCGAAGTCAACGGTCCAATCATCCACGGCAAACATGTGCGTATGCATATAGGTGGGAATGGCTGTGATTTCTTCTTTGGTCATATCGCCATAGGTCATATCCGCCGCCGGTGTTCCATCGGCGTTTAATCCAGGCTTTTTCCTGGTCTCGTACACCAGAATGGGGAGATCAATCCGCGTCGCACTGGTGGTATCGGTCACTTCGGTGACTTTAAGTGTCGGCTCGGGTTCGGTTCGCGGCGTAGCCGGTCGGGGCGCAAACCCCCAGCCCGCTTTTTGCGCCGGGGCGTTGACCTTGGCGCGGGCGTACGCGTTTTGGACGGTGTTGGAAAAGTCGCGGCTGGCGTTGATGTCCAAGGTTCCCGCATTTAACGAACAACAGGCGTGTTCTTTCGAGCCTAATACGACGGTTTTGGCATCCAGCGCGCTGCCTTTTTCGGGCGATAAGATACGCGTAAATTCGTCCGGGGTGAGTTCATCCAGACGCTTGGTGATCAGCATTTTTCGTTCCCTGTAAACAGATCCATCCCTGTGAAGCGCGGATATTCTATGCGCAACTTATTGTTATGTAAATGAACGATATCCCATGAAAAAACCGCCAAATCGGCGGTTTAATTTTCCCTGGTGTCAGCATTTATTTTTAGTATGCAGACGCATAATGACATCAGGGCTGTTTGTTTTATAAACGTTTATACAGATCAATTTTTCCATTTCGATCGGTATTAGCGATCAATCGTTAAAGGCGCCTTTTTCCACTGGCTGCGGTATCAGGCCGGCTCGTCCGGCCAGGTGATATCCGGTGCGGTTGACGTGTCGACAGACTTAACCGTTTTTTTGTATGACATCCAGGCCGAGAGCTTAGTCTTATCTTCGTCGCTGATTTCGTCCAGAGCTAGTTCTACCCGCCAGTCTTTGACGACCTCGTCGGCGTGATTAAGTAACTGCAGCCGTTTGGATTCAGCGGCAGCGATTAACGCCTCCTGCGTCAGCGGGGGGGCATCAACCCAGCATGGGTAACCTTCAGCATCCATACCGACGATTTTCCCTGTTGGGGCAACGGAAAAGGCTTTAAAAACCTCATCAGTCACATCCACGCCGGTTTCCGGCCAGGAACCGGCGGATTCATAGGCTCCCTGCAAAATGGAGGGGTAGAACGAGCCGTTAGAAAATCGATACATATTATCCTCACATTCCAATCGCTACCCAGTTAATACTGGTAGCGGCGGTGCCGTTATTTAAAAAGAACTGAGCGCACGAACGCGGGTCAGGTGACGTTTTTCGTCGCAGGGTCGCATTGGCTGGATTGACGTCGTCGTAGATGCTGCCGATGACGACAAACGCAAGGTTCGGAAATGGGATACTAAAATTAGCGAGTACCGGGGTTTCAGGCCCCATTGCTGTTTGCCCCCACTGTATAATTAATCCCCCGGGAAGTGGTTTCCAGCCGTTCAGCTCATTTAACCCGGTAAAAAAGGACATGTCTGGGATCTGATTTTGCGCTGTTCCGACACCGCGTTTTGCCGCTTCACCCAACCCTAAATTTTTAAATAATTCATCAACCAGGCCAGCCCCTTGAAGCTCGGACAATGCGTTGGCGATTTGCAGGTATTGGCTGTGAGGATTGGCGGCGGCCTCATGTTTTGTCATCCGTTGGTCCGCATAGGCCTTCACCTCAATCGCCTTGTCGTCGACATACTGACGCGTTGCCAGTACGACCGACGGGTCGATTTTCAGCGTCACGGCATCGGTGCTGTTGACGATGATGATCATGCGCACGGTCTGGGTGCGGCCGCTGCCCTCCTGCAATTGCGGTTTATAGGTCTCCGCGCAGTTGGCCACGGCGATCATCACGCCGTCGGCGTCGAACAGGCCAATCTCACGGATCCAGAACCCGCCCTCGTTTTCAGGGATAATCTGCTCGGCGATAATCTGGCTGCTGTTGGCCGCATCAATGGTTAGCGCGTTCAACGCCGCCCGACGTTTTTCGCCGATAAGCGTGGTCTGCGCCGGGTCGGGTGTCGGCAGCGTGCCGCCGCCATCGCCGACGGCCATATGGGTGATCTGCACCTGATTGCCCAGGGCGGCGGCGTTCGCCAGCCGGGCCGCGCCCTGATGGGTCAGCAGGGCAAAGTATTTTGTCGTCATACGCGCACTTCCATTAGGTCAATGAGTTGCACCGTCGCGGCGGTATAGCCCGGCCCGCTCACGGTGATCGTTTCAGGGGTATAGGGGTAAACGGTCAGCTCGTCGCCGCTGTAGCAGGCGGCGGCTATCGGTAAAGCGCCGTAGGCGTCGAGGGTGATAGACAGTCCTGTCAGGTGCCGACTGCATGGTCTGGCACCGGCAATCAACCGCTCCAGCTCGGCGTAGGTCTCCTCGCTGATCCCTTGCTCCTGCACGCCGATATCGAGCCGGAACGTGCCGGGCTGGCCGCCCGTTTGCCACCACTCGTCGATACGGATCAGATAACCGAAGGGTTCCACGACGCGCCGCAGCGCGCCGAGCGTTCCCTTGTGTCGATGCACAAAGTAGGCGTCTTTGATCACCTGGCGTTTCACCGTCTCAGGCCACTGTTCATCCCAGCGGTCGACCGAAAAAGCCCAGGCGAGATAGGGCAGGAACGACGCCGGGCAGGCGTCCGGGTTCCACAGTTGGCGGACAGGGACCGACAACGCGCTGATATCTCCGCACGCCTTAGCAAGTCGGCGCTCCAGCGTGGACGATCCGGGAGGCAGCAGGCTGTTATTCATCACTGCCCCCGGTCAGCACCTGCCAGCCGGTGCAGTAGGCGGCCTGGGTGCTGTCCAGCACCACGTCGGCCGTCGGCGACAGCAGTTCCACCCGCTGCACGCCCTCCACATGCAAGGCGGCATACAGCGCGGAAAGCCGGATATCTCGGCCCAGCCGGCGCTGGGCGGTGATGTAACTTTGCAGTCGCGTCTGCGCTGCGGCACGAACGGGTTCGGCCTCCGGTCCCGGATAGAGATAGAGCCGGGCCTCCACGGCGTAAGCGATAATCGTGGCCGTTTGCACCGTGACCCGGTCAGCCACCGGGCGCACCGCCTCGTCGTTCAACGCCTGACTGACGACGGCCAACAGCTCGTCCGAGGCGGTGCCGTCCCCCTCGCGTGATAACACGGTGACGGTCACCGCCGCCGGAGCCGGACTGATGGCGCTGGCATCGGAGACGCGCCCGTCGGCGCTCAGCGCATGAAACTCATAGGCGCCGGTCGGTCCGGCCACGCTCAGCCCTTCGAACGCGGCGGGGATCCGCTGGCGCAGGTCGTCGTCGCTTTCCATCACGGCGTCGACGGGCGGGATGGATGACGTATCCGCCGGCGTCACAGTCAGGCGCTGCACGTTGACGTTGGTGGCCAACTGGTCCAGATCGCTGCCCAGCGCATAGGCCACCATGCAGGCTTTGGCGGTTTCGTTGATGCGTTGCAGCAGCAGGATCTCCCGGTAGGCGCTTTCCTGCAGCAGCTTCACCATCGGCTCCGATTCCAGCGCCAGCGTCGCGGCGACCGCCGCCTGTTCATCCTCGGGATACAGCGCCAGCAAGGCCGCTTTGCGCGCGTTAAACACGGCGTCAAAGTCCGGCACCTCGACGATAGCCGGGGCCGGCAGTTGGGACAGGTCAATCAGGCTCATGCGGTACTCCCTACCGGAATGGACAGGCTCAGCGACTGGCCGTCGGTCAGCTCGCCGGTCAGCTCAACCGCCAGACTTCCGTCAAAGCCGGTGTGCAACTGGACGGCACTCAAACGGACGCGCGGCTCCCAGCGGTTCAGCGCGGTGTAAATGGCGGACATCACCTGCAGGCGCGTCGTGTTGTTTTGGGGCTGGTCGATCAGCGCCGACAGCAGCGAGCCGTATTCCCGCCGGGCCAGCCGGGAGCCGACCGGCGTCATCAGAATATCGCGCATCGACTGGCGCAGATGGTCGCTGTCCGTGACCCGCTGGCCGGTGCGTTGTGCCATACCGAGATACCGCATTACATCGGCCCTCCTGTGAGGCTGGGGCCGGGCAGTATTCCGCTATGAACGTGGGTGTGAACCACGACGCCGTTAGAACGCATCGCGCCGCCGGACTGCGTAACGGGGCCGTTGATGGTGGTCTGGCCCGCGTCAATGGTCAGCTGTCCGGTGGTCAACGCGATGCTATCGGCTGCCTCAATCGCCACGCTTTTAATGCCGCGGATCAGCAGGCGGCCGTTTTCCGGCTCGTATTCGAAGTGGCCGCCGTCGGGAAACCGCGTCACCAGCGCCTCATCCGAGGTCGATGGCGGCGGGTTTTCCGAGGAGAAGATGGCCGGCAACACAAAAGCCGTGGTGAGTTCGCCGCCGAGACTCAGCAGCAACACCTGTTCGCCCGGCGACGGTTTCCACCAGGTACGGGCCGTGCCGGCGCGCGTGGTCAGCCAGTTGAGCCAGCCGGTTTGCAGGTTGCCGGTTTGCACCCGACACAGCCAGCGTGTGTTATCCACGTCCGTGATAACGCCGGTGCGCACGATGTTCAGCAGCAGACGCATGATTTCAGTGAGTTGTTCGTTCATGAGGACAGCCTGCCAGCAATAACGCGATCCCTCACCGGTCGGCCATTGTGCGGTGCAAGAGACAATTTAGCGGCCAAGGTGGGCGACTATCTTATCGGCGATGAGCCGGGTCTGCTGTTCATCCAGCCCCAGCAACTGCCGTTGTGCGTACTGGACCACCGCGCCGCCCGGTCGGACCCGATCCCGCAAACCATAGTGATGCACGCGGGCAATCCGCTGCACCGCGCCGGCAAACTCCACGCCGGCCACGTTGGACGAGGCGGTGGCTTTCAGGTATTTGGCCGTGCGCAGCTTGCTGAACATCTGACGGCGGATCCGCCCGGCTTTGTTGCGTGACGTCGCGCGTCGCGGCGCGTAGGCGGTGCCGTCGGGATTTTTTTGCAGGCGGATGCGGGCCTGTTGCTGTTGGCGCAACGTACGGGCCACCTCGCGCATCAGCGTTTTACGCTCGCCGGCCGACAGCCGGGTCAACAGCGCCGTCAGCCATTCATCCAGACGCTGCGTGTCAGCCATGCGGCACCGTCCAGCATTCTTCGAACGGTGCCGGCTCCGGGATAGCGGCCACCATCTGGGCGCCATCCCGTTCGCTGATCAGCACCCGTTCCGTCAGTTTCAGGTTGATACTGAGATCGCAGCTTTGGTGATTGAGGATATCGACCTCGAAGCTCAACGCCGGGTCGCGGCTGTCCGCGGACGCCAGCGCATCCGGCTGATGCTCCCGCAGCCAGTGCAGGATGGGCGCCATCAGCAGATTCTGGTCGCCGGCAAAATCGGTAATGACCATATTCAGCGTGTAGCGATACTCCCAGGAGAGCGACGGCGCCAGCGTGCTGATCACCGCGCCGTTGTCGATGAACAGGTGCAGGCACTCCGGGTTAGCGCTAATGGCCGGCACCGCCTCAGTCAGGGCGCGGCGCAGCGACTGCGGTTTTTGCATCGAAGGACTCCTGACAGGCAAGGATGATATCCACCTGATCCGCGCACAGGGCCAGCGCGGCTTCGGTGGCGTCCAGTTGGTTATTCAGGTCGCCGTTGGTCAGCGGGCTGGCCGCCGGAAACCGGCAGGGCGTCAGCCTGGGACAGCCATTGACGGTAAGCGTGACCGCCGGCGAGGGCGGGACGCTGGCGCAGCCGGACAACATCAGCAGGCAGCCGAGCATCAGCCCAGCGCCGCACCTCTTCATTTTCACGGGTTAACCTCGCTATGGTTTTTTGTCGGGCGGCCAGCGCCGTCTGGGTATCAGCGGCCAGCGCGCGCAGCCGGGCCTGTGCTTTGTCGTTACGTTCGGCCAGCGCGTTTAATTCCCGCAGCTGGCGCTCGCGTTCATCCAGCGCCGCGCGTTGTACCGTCAGCGTCATCGACTGCCGATCGGCAATCATCTGTATGTGGTGCAGTCGCCAGGACTGCATCCCCAGCGCCACGGCCAGCAGACCGAGGACGACGGCGCGCCAGTGGGACAGTAGCCAGGAGAACGCCGTCATAGCGTGACCCGCTCGCGCACCCAGCCATACAAAAACGCCTCGTTGGCGGCGCGCTGCTCGGCCAGCTCCAGATAGCGGGCGCCCTGGCTGCAGTTCAGCGCGCGCAGCAAGACGCGATGACCGTCGGCCCCGCGCGCATCCAGATACTGACGTAAGGCGGTGAGGGTCCGCGGGCCGATATTGCCGTCCGGCTGCAGGTCCGGGTAAAGGCGGCCGCCGTCGTTCAACGCCGTCAGCCAGCGCTGGAGCCAGCGCGTTGATACGCCCGGCCCCATGTTGATGCCGGTATCGCACAGCTCCGCGGCGATAGCGGGCGACACCTCCGCCACCTGGTCATAGCGCGGGCCGTACCAGTAATCCGCCTCGTAGATCGCCAGCGCCGCGTCGCGCGTCAGGGCGCGCATCTCGCCCTGATACCCGTGCGCTCGTGCCACCGCTTCGGTCACGCCCCAGTGCGTCGGGCCGCCCTTGTCCGCCGGGTGATCGACATAGCCCCCTTCGCGGGAGAGGATGGCATTAAAGATGTCTGTCGCTGTCATGGCTGATGCTCCTTGATGGATTATTCCGCCGGGCCGTTGCCGGAGGGATTGCCGTCGCTCCAGCGCTTGGCGCGCCGCTGGATAATCAGCTCTACGGTTTGATAACCGGCGATCCCCAGCGCCGCGCCGATGCCGTTGATGGCGACCGGCGACAGGTCGGGAAACTGCACCAGCGCCACGCCCGCGATCATGGAGACGAAGCCGCCCAGCAACACGCGGCCGACAAACAGGCGCAGGGTGACCGGTTCGCCGCCGGCCAGCACTTTGCCGCAGGCGATCAACACGCCGATGATGAACAGCGACAAAATGTTTTTTTCAGGTTCATTCATGATTCAGTCCCAGAGTCGTACGGTCTGCTGAACGGGCGCCGACACCACGTCGGGAAGCTCCACCCAGAGGCCGTGAGGTAAAAAGGGGCCGTGCTCAGCCAGCCCCGGATTAGCGTTCAACACCTGCTCGGTCACGCCCTGCGTGCGCCCGTAGTAGCGCCAGCACAGGGCGTCGACCGTGTCATACTGCTGCGCACGCACTTTCATCAGATCAGCTCGACCGTGCAGTGCGGCGCATCCTGCACCCGGCTGATCGCCCAGCGCGCATCGCGCCACAGCTCGCCGCTGGCTTCCGCCAGTTCCTCGCCGCGTTTGACGCCGGACGCCGTGGCGTCGTAGTCCTGATAACGTTCATTCAGCACGGCGCGCGCCCAGCAAAACACGGCGTTCTGGTAGTGCTGCAGGCGCACGCTGTTGCCGTCCAGTGCTTCGGCCGGCACGGCGGCCAGCGTGAGATACCCCTGCCTTTGCTGGCGTTGGCGGAAGTCGAACAGCTCGGCGTTGACCTCTGACATGGCCGTCAGCACCACCTGCTTGAGACGCGGCGACGTCATGGTGCCGTCGGTGCGCATCACGCTGCGAAACGCCGACAGATCCACGTCCGGCCAGAACGGCGTGTTTTCGATGGTCTCCGCCTGTTCCGGCGCCGGTTCGGGCGCAACAAACTTCATGCGGCTTTCTCCTGAATAAGGGGGCGGTGAACGGGGTTTTGATGCGGCGCTGCCTGTCGCCACCCCGTGCCGCCCGTGCGCGGGGCACGTTCCGTTAGCGGTCGTTGCGCAGTTTGCGCTCCAGCTGCTGTTTGTCTTTTTTCACGCCGCAGCGGGGATCGAGTTGCAGCGCATGCGTGAGGTGATTGAGGGCCGCGGCCGGATGGCTGTCGCTCAGCACGCCGCCGAGGGCTTTGTGCAATCGCGCCCGCGACTGGTCCGGCATATCCAGCCCGTCCGTCAGGTCCAGCGTTTGCAGCAGCAGGTCGGCGTCGAAAGCGGCCGAGGCGACCAGGGCGTGTTGCGCCGCGTCGGCGATCTCCTCAACCAGCACGGTTTGCACGTTGCGGTTGCCGATCGGCATCACCCAGCCGTGACGCAGCGCGTGACGTCCGAGGGTGAGCGCGCCGGCATAATCCCCGGCATCAATGCGCCACAGCATCACGAACATCAGGACGTCATCCTGCTGCGTGCCGCCGGCCGTCAATACGCCCTCGGCCCAGGCGGCGTACTTCGGCAGCAGCTCGACTTTGAGTTCGGCCTTTTTAACCGTGGACTGAACGCCTTTCAGGCGGCGGCGATCTTCCGCCAGTTGCAGCAGCATCAGGTCATAGCCGGTCGCGTGGCCAACACTGCCGCCCTGCCGGGCGGCCTCCTTTGCCTGGATAAAACGGGTATGGGTACGAAAGGGATTCGTCACGGATCACGCTCCGCTTTCATTGCTGCCTGCGACGGGCGTTTCCGCTGCGACGGTTTCCGGCTCTGCGCTCATGGACTTGACCACGCTGGCCGCCACCGTCGCGATGCGTTCAATCTCGGCATCGCTCAGCGCTTCATGGGTGTCGGCATCAGCGGCAGTCAGTAACTCAATGTTTTCGATCAGGCAGGTGCAGTCGTAGTCCTCAACCACATACGCTTCATTGACGGATTCGAAGTTCTCCACGCGATCGCGCTTCGGATTGTCAATGACCGCCCGGCGGCGGGTGTCTTCCTGCCAGTAGATGGACAGGTTATCCAGACGGGTGATCAGCAGCGCGTTGGCGGGGAAGAAAGGCGCACGTACGGCGGGCAAATTGCCGATGCGCTTTGAACTGATAATCAGGTCGGCGGCGATTTTCTCGCTGTTGGGCTGGTCCTGATTGACCAGCGGGAAATATTTGTCGGCCAGCAGCTCGCGACCGCAGATCACCACCAGTTCGGTGTCGTCCTGATACTGCACGGCAATTTTCTCGCTGACGGCCGCCATCACCATCGCGTCGAGGTTGTGGAACACGCCGCCTTTGCCGATGGTGATCTTCTCGCCAATCACCGTGCCATCTTCGGCAATCACCTGACTCATCACCTGCGAGGGTTTTTCCTGACGGATTTTTTCCAGCCAGCCGATATTCACGTCCTGCAGCAGCGGGTTTTGCACTCGGTTGGAGGTTTTTTCACGCTTCACGCCGTTGAAGCCGATCATGATGCGGTCCAGCGCCTGACGCTTCACGATGGCGTCGCGGATGCGCACCTGAAAGTCCTGGAACTTCGCCCACATATCCAGTTTCGGGTAAGGCAGCGCCGTATCGAAGTTGGTCTGCGTGCATTTGTAGCCATCGCCGTCGATGTAGGTCGGGTCGGTCGGCTCACGCTCTTTGGTGCTGGTATCGGTGGTGCCGGCGATGGTGCTGCCGATCCCCAGCCCCAGACGTTCGCCGCTTTGCTCGTCGACCGGCACCACGTTGATTTCCGTCAGAAAGGCGGAGGATTCCTGAATTTTAGACTCCAGCGTCTGCGTGACCGACGGCTCAACGGTGAACTTGCTGTTCAGGTCCGACAGGCTGACGTCGTTGATTTTTGCCAGCTGCGTCAGGAAGGCGTTGAACTTGAATTTGGTTTCTTTTTTCATCTGCTTGTCTTCTCGATTCGTAAAAGGGAAAGGCGCGCCGGCCTTATCAGCAGTCGGTCAGCGCTTCGCCGGCGCCCTTGCCGCCCGGTGTTTTGGGGCGAACATCTTGTCGGCTGTCTTCGCGGCTCAGCGTTTGCTCCAGTGCCGCAAACGCGGCCTGCTGCGCTTGCAGGGAAGACTCCAGCACGGCGAGGCGGTCGGCCTGTTCGGTCAGGGCCTGGTCGGTGCGATCGCTCAGGTGCTGTTGCTCCGTGACGACCAGCTCCACGGCGTTATGCACGTCGGAAAATCGCGCGTCGTCGGACTGCGCTTTTTTGGTGAACAACGCGGTGACGCGGGTAAACAGGGAGGGTTTATCGTCGGGGATCGCTTCCAGCTCGATCACCGTTTCAACGGCGGCGGTAAACAGGTTGCCGGGATGCTGCTTGCGGTTCGCCAGCGGGTTATGCGCCGCACTGGCGCTGAACGTCAGCATTTCGGTGCCGAGGCTGGCCGGGTCGTCGGTCACGGCCAGGCCGACCAGATAGGCTTCGCCGGTATCCGCAAATTCCGGGTTCACCTCAATCGAGGTATAAATTTTCTGCCGCGCCTGGGTCATGGCGACCAGCTCATCGGTCGGGTCGATATAGCCATACAGCGCCAGCTTGCCTTTCAGCGGGCCGTCGCCAATCTCTTCGGCTTCCACTTTGGCTACGTCGCCGAACCGGCGAAATGCGCTGTCGGCGGCATACCCGCGAATGTGCTCCATGTTGATGCGCGCGCCGTACAGGGTCGGGTCGTAGTTCTTCGCCATCTGCGAAATCCAGTCGCGCGAGATCACCCGCCCGTCGGTCGTGGCGCCTTCCACCGCGATGCGAAAACGCTTTGCTTTCACTGTCATGAGCCATGCTCCGTTAAAAAAACTGTCTGGAGCCTTATGGTTGCGGTGATGGGGGGAGCGAGACAACGCGCGCACCTTGTGCGGTTAACGGCACAAGCGGCCGTCAGGGAAAGCCGGTGATCAAGACCGTAGGCTTGTGCCATGAACTCAACACTGACCCCCGCAGATCTCGATCCCCGTCGGCAGGCGATGCTGCTGTACTTTCAGGGATACCGTGTCGCCCGCATTGCTGAAATGCTGGGAGAGAAACCCGCAACCGTTCACAGCTGGAAGAAGCGCGACAAGTGGGGAGAGTATGGGCCGCTGGATCAGATGCAGCTCACCACCGCCGCGCGTTACTGCCAGCTCATCATGAAGGAGCAGAAAGAAGGAAAGGACTTCAAGGAAATCGACCTGTTGGCGCGCCAGTCCGAGCGGCACGCCCGGATCGGCAAATTTACTCACGGCGGCAACGAAGCCGACCTGAACCCGAACGTGGCCAACCGCAACAAAGGCCCGCGTCGGCCGCCGGAAAAGAACCTCTTCACCGACGAGCAGCTCGAAAAGCTGCAGGCGATTTTTCACGATTCGCTATTTGCCTACCAGCGCCACTGGTATGAGGCCGGCAACCGTCACCGCATCCGTAACCTGCTCAAATCGCGCCAGATTGGGGCGACCTTCTTCTTTGCCCGCGAGGCGCTAATTGATGCGCTCACCACCGGGCGTAACCAGATATTCCTGTCGGCCAGCAAGGCGCAGGCGCACGTCTTCAAGCAGTACATCATCGACTTCGCCAAAGAGGTCGACGTGGAGCTGAAAGGCGACCCGATGACGCTGAATAACGGCGCGTGCCTGTACTTCCTCGGCACCAATGCCCGCACGGCACAGAGCTATCACGGCAACCTGTATCTGGACGAATATTTCTGGATCCCCAAATTCCAGGAACTGCGCAAAGTCGCGTCCGGGATGGCCATCCATAAAAAATGGCGTCAGACCTACTTCTCGACGCCGTCCAGCCTGACCCACAGCGCCTATCCATTCTGGTCCGGCGCGCTGTTCAACCGGGGCCGCGCCAAAGCGGACAAGGTAGATATTGACCTGACCCACGGCAATCTGTCCCCCGGCCTGCTGTGCCCGGACGGGCAATATCGGCAGATCGTCACGGTAGAAGACGCGGTGCGCGGCGGCTGTAACCTGTTCGACCTCGACCAGCTGCGCAGGGAGTATAGCCCGGACGAATACCAGAACCTGCTGATGTGCGAATTCATCGACGATCTGGCGTCGGTGTTCCCGCTCAGCGAGTTGCAGGCGTGCATGGTGGACAGCTGGGAAGTGTGGGCCGATTTTCAGGCTTTGGCGCTGCGGCCGTTCGGCTGGCGCGAAGTGTGGATCGGCTATGACCCGGCGAAAGGCACACAGCACGGCGACAGCGCCGGGTGCGTCGTGGTGGCACCGCCGACCGTGCCGGGCGGTAAGTTCCGCATTCTGGAGCGTCACCAGTGGCGCGGGATGGACTTCCGCGCCCAGGCCGAGGCCATCCAGAAACTGACCCGGCAATACAACGTGACCTATATCGGCATCGACTCGACCGGCGTCGGTCACGGCGTCTATGAGAACGTGAAAGCATTCTTTCCCGCCGTCCGGGAGTTTGTCTACAACCCCAACGTCAAAAACGCCCTGGTGCTTAAGGCTTACGACATTATCAGCCATCGCCGCCTGGAGTTCGACGCCGGTCACACCGACATCGCGCAGTCGTTCATGGCCATTCGCCGCGCCACCACAGCCAGCGGCAACCGTCCCACCTATGAGGCCAGCCGCAGCGAAGAAGCCAGCCACGCCGATCTGGCCTGGGCGACGATGCACGCACTATTTAACGAACCGCTGCAGGGCGAAGCCGCCAATACCAGCAACATTGTGGAGATTTTTTAATGGGCAAACGTAAGAACCGCGCGCATGCGCCGCAGCAACCGATGACCAACGGCGCGGCGGCGGAAGCCTTCACTTTCGGCGATCCGGTGCCGGTGCTGGACCGTCGCGAACTGCTCGACTACGTGGAATGCGTACAGATGGATCTCTGGTATGAACCGCCGGTGAGTTTCGACGGGCTGGCGCGCACGTTCCGCGCCGCCGTGCATCACAGCTCGCCGATCAATGTGAAGCGCAACATCCTGACCAGCACGTTTATCCCGCATCCGCTGCTCAGTCAGCAGGCGTTCAGCCGTTTCGTGCAGGACTATCTGGTGTTCGGCAATGCCTATCTGGAGAAGCGCACCAACCGGCTCGGCGGAGTGCTGTCACTGGAGCCGGCGCTGGCAAAATACACCCGGCGCGGCGTCGATCTCGATACCTACTGGTTCGTGCAGTACGGCCTGACGACGGAGCCTTATGAATTTACTCAGGGCAGCATTTTTCACCTGATGGAGCCGGATTTAAATCAGGAAGTCTACGGCCTGCCGGAATACCTGTCCGCCATCCCGTCGACGCTGCTGAACGAGTCGGCCACGCTGTTCCGCCGCAAGTATTACCTCAACGGCAGTCACGCGGGATTCATCATGTATATGACCGATGCGGCGCAGAATCAGGAGGACGTGAACAACATCCGCCAGGCGATGAAAAGCGCCAAGGGACCGGGCAATTTCCGCAACCTGTTTATGTACTCGCCGAACGGCAAAAAGGACGGCATTCAGATCATCCCGCTGTCCGAGGTGGCCGCGAAAGATGAGTTTTTGAATATCAAGAACGTCAGCCGCGACGACATGATGGCTGCGCATCGCGTGCCGCCGCAGATGATGGGGATCATGCCGAGCAATGTCGGCGGATTTGGGGATGTGGAGAAGGCAAGCCATGTTTTTGTTCGCAATGAACTGATGCCCTTACAACGTCGTTTGGAGGAACTGAACGCCTGGCTTGGCGACGAGGTGATCCGCTGGCAGCCATACATACTGGAGCAGAAAGGAGACTAACTCCCCGAGTAATTCCCCCCTTACAGCGTCTCAGCAGCATTCTGCGAGGCGCTTTTTTGTTTTGTACCGCCCTACGATCGACGCTACCAAACTGCGGGTGTACCCCCAAATTTTAACCATTTCACCCCACAGCGCGCGCTCGTATCCCCGCCACGCCTGCCCGCTTTATGTAGTGGTTTTCATGCAGGTGCATGACACAAGCAAAAGCACGCCATTACTGGGGGGCCGGGGCATAACTGCCCCTCTTGGAATCATGCGAATTCATGCGTTATAGACATGCAAGCAATAGAAGGGCAGCTATAGTATGCTGTTTGGAATTAGAGTGTTAGTATTTATAGATATGCATTCAAGGAGAATAATATGTCCTCCCAACAGAACTATACTTTTAAACCCTTAGGTTCGTTGATTCTCGACCCACAGAATCCGCGACTTCCTGAAGCTGTTGCTAGAACGCCACAAGCAATGCTTGATTATATTGCGCGTACTACAGCAATAGAAGATTTAATGAATGCGATCGCGGAAAATGATTTCTTTCAAGGCGAACCATTAATTGTAATGCCTGAAAGGGATAAAAAAAATGCCGAAACCGGGAATTACATTGTTATTGAGGGTAATCGTCGTTTAACTGCCTTGAAGTTAATTCAAGACCCATCGCAGTGCACTAAGCCAACTACCAAGATGCTTGAGATTGCAAGAACTGCCGACTTCAAGCCTGACAACATACCTGTAATTATTGAACAGGATAGAATGGCTGTTTTACCTTACTTAGGCTTCAGGCATATAACAGGTGTAAAGCAATGGGAACCATTAGCTAAAGCTAGATACATGGAGCAAATATTTAATCTTGCGCCTGCAGGGCTTTCACCTAATGATAAATATATTGAAGTCGCAAGAACAATAGGTAGCCGAAAAGACCATATTAAAAGAAACTTAGATGCTCTTGCAGTGTTTAAAATGATAGACGAGCACGGCTATTTTGATATTGCAGATTTAGACGAAGAAAGTATTAAGTTTGCAGTTCTATCTACAGCTCTTGCTGATGATAGGATAGGCAATTTTGTTGGTGTAAGTAAGTTAGTGTCAGGAGTTCCTATACCCAATGATCCAATCGTTGACATAAGCTCATTGAACTATGAGCATGTTAAAGAACTAACTAGCTGGTTATATGAAAAAGATAGCAAAGGCAGAACAAAAGTTGGCGAATCTAGGAATATAAAAGATCTGGCAGCAGTAATTTCTAATGAAAGTGCTTTGACACACTTGAGGAATGGTGCCTCTCTTAAATTAGCGTATGAGTTTACTGGTAAAACTTCTGAAGATTTTATGGAACTAATGCTTAATGCAGAAAATATCTTGCGTGAAGCTGCCGGTATAGTAGCGACAGTACCATACGAGGCAAGCGCTGTTGATTCAGCTAAGCGAATGAATGCCCATATAAAACTTATCCATTCCGCTCTGTTAGGAAAGTTAAATGACATCGATGACCTCATTTAATATTGGTGAGCTGCAAGTTGGAACTCCACATTTAATGGCCGACTTAGCAGAGTTGTTAGTTTTGCTTGATTTTAATGGGCGAAAGACAATACACCGAGGAGAACTTTCTTCGATCATATCTCAAGAAGCTAAAAGCGTCGAAACTATTGATGCTGAGCTATTAGATGCTTCAAGAGAAAGTGATGCTGAATCTTATGACTCATTGGAAAGAAAGTTGGATTTTATCTGGGGACAACTTGAGTTTAGAGAGTCTACATTAGATGACGCTTATCCTTATATAGTAGATGGGGATGAGTTAATAATGCTGGATAATCTATCAGATATTCAAAAAATTTATTGCTTTCTGACCTGCTGCTCAAGACTTAGATCTTTTAATGCATTTACAAAATTTGGAAGTATTAGTCATAAATGGGCTAAATATTTCACTTTTTTATGTAAAGAGGCTGTTAAATCCTTAGCACCTGCAGGAAAGAGAACATCTGTCAGAATTTTTGATGTTGGCTCACCTGATAGATATTCTTATTATGGTACTGATTTAAGGGATGCGCTCCCTACACTAGGTCGAGATTTAGGTGTTATTTCAAATAACGTTAGGAACTGCAATCAAACCAGTTCAGGGGATGGAGGTTTCGATATAATTGTTGATTATGGATTTGATGACAACTTGACTTCTAATTTCGGAATTTTAGGACAATGTGGTGCACAAGAAACTGAATGGCCCTCGAAAACTTTAGAGTCTCATTCAATTAATTTGCGCCATTATTTCCATACGAACTATGATTTACCTTCTGTTATGTTTACTCCTATATTCTATAAAGAGTCTAATGGTCGATGGGTAAATGAACGACACACAAATGGAGTCTTGTTATTAGACAGGCAAAGGATTATAAATCTAATTACAGACACTTCTGCTGAAAGACGTATAATCCACTCAAACTGGTTTGTAAACTATGAAATATCCTTATCTCATATGCACTATTCAATATATTAGTCCCAAATATTAGGCAAACTGCGCGCTACCGCCTCAAATAACGGGGGCGGTACGGCATTACCTACAACAGTATACCTCATATTCATGGATGCTTTTTCAGTGTCAGGAAATGTCAAATCCCCAAAACCTTGCAACCTTGCAGCTTCACGGTAACTAAAACGTCTAGCTGGTGAGTTTGAAGTAAACCGCCATTTGTCTGGACCAATTTTTTCAAGTTCGGGACTGATAGGGTGTAATGGCATATGTCTCGGATTAGCTACAATAGTTTTGGATATTTGCGACCAATCCTGGCGACGATTCCTGGATAGATAATACCAATGAAAATCTGCGTCATAAAACTCCCCTTCTGGCCAGTCAGGGAGATCTCCAATTGCATCTTTTATAGTAGTAATCGGATTGAGTCCTAACCCATGAGTTGGCTTTGGGAACTCATAGTCGATGCCAAAATCTTTATGGATACCAACAATAAAAATACGTTTTCTATCTTGCGCAACGCCATAGCTGGAAGCATTTAAAATTTGTGATTTGACTTTATAACCAGCTTCTGAAAAAACTTTAAATTGGTCTTTAAGTAAATGTTCGAAGTTACTGCGAACCATTCCTGAGACGTTTTCTACAATGAACGCCTTAGGTTTTATGTGATTTAATGCGCGTGCAAACTCTAAATAAAGAGTATTAATTTTTCTGTCTGCTTGGCGAACACCTCCCTGGCTAAAACCTTGACACGGATAGCATCCTACCAGCAGCTCTGCTTTGGGAAAATGTTCGATCTTTGCAACACTGCCTAAAACATAATCTGTCTCAGAATGGTTTGCCAGATAGACATCACGTGCGTATGGCAAAATGTCGTTGGCCATCAATACGTTGAATCCAGCATTGATAACCCCTGCATCTGAACCACCGCAACCTGAAAAAAGTGATACTACCGTTGGCATTTAATGTCTCCCTAAAATCGTGTAGCTATTATAACTAATGCATTGGTGATGAGCAGTAAGTATCTCACCCTGCTTAAAAGCATTCACCTCAGGTTACGGATTAAATATCTATATAAAACATAAGCTTAATTTACATTGCCGCATGCATCAACTATAAACGCCATCTTGTAACCAGTTCACCCTGTAGTCGGCTATCGTCTTCCCAGACCTGCTGCATAATTTCCATCACCCGCTTTTTGTCTTCACCTAGTTTTAACCTGCTCAGTTCAACGACCATCTACGCTTCCCTTGCCGCCCTTGCGGATGCGAGTTGCTGTTTTGGGATACAGGGGCAAAAATTACGGTAAATTTTGGACTCAAGGGCACCCAGTATAGCTTGGCTGATCGGCTGCTCTTGAACGATCACTATTTCTGCACACATACAGAGTCCTCTTGACTGGCGACATCCATCGAACGGTTGTATTCATAGATCCTGATTTTTGCCATAAGCTCATCAGTCATCTCAGAAACCCACTGGATGGCCAGATGTTTTTCTTCATCGCTGCACTCACTCGCTGCCACAAGCTTGATAAAAAAATCAATGCGTTGGAGCTTCAACGACTCCAAAAAATAATCCTGCATCTTCCCTCCTATTACTCCCGCCGTATACTATGATCATTCACATATTTACTGTATATAATTACAGTATAATGTGATTACCTGGTTGTAAACCATTTTTTAACTTTCAATAAGAAAGGTCTTATGAAAATCGTTAATAACAACAATGGATAAAGGGAAAAGGGATGCGAAAAGCACGTGTAGAACTCATCAGTGAAAGCAGTGTAGCCTGTCTAATCGCCACCTGGATGCATCAATACCACTGTCGCCACTTGTCATCCTCTTGGAGCCGGCCGTTTCGGTAAAATAAACGCATCCCTCCCCCTGACGGAATACTGCCGCCACGCAATAACAGATCCATTTCCGTTTCGCTGCCGTTGAACCCTCTTCTTCTAAGTTCTGCCTCAAGCCCGAACCGATGGCGATCCGTGATTTCCTGTTTGTATCCTCTCCGACGTTTCGGCTTAACCAATCTCAGCCTGATGTTCAATTCACGCAGGTCTTTTTTACTCATGTTATGGAAATCAGGAAGCGGATCGGCCCTTTCTGCATCAGGTCTATCCACCCCTATTTCGTTTGTTTTTTCAACAAGGGGACAGTTATTGCCACGAGTCCAAGGGGCGCTAGCGCCCTCGTCGGCTTGCGCCTCCTGAACGTCAACGGCTTTACGGACCTTTTTCCACTTCACCGAATGCGTACATACGCGCCCCTGCGTTAACGGGGACCAAATGCCATAAATACGAATGCCATGATCGCCGTAGGTACTCGGCTCGTCGTTAAGCTCATAGGCGGTTCTGACAATGTGATGTTTGCGGGGGACCAGCACTCCGCCCTGCTTCATGATGTACGTTGCAAAGCAGCCCGCATCGGCAGCGGCCAGCACCGCGTCTAAACGCTTATCGGCCAGTACCGGAGCGCCCGGCTTGCTGTCGCCCTGCCCCCTCGCCGCCTGACCGGCCAGTAAACGCAGTTCACGATATGCCTGACGGCCCGGAATACCAAAGAAGCGGAACTGCTGGACGCGATGCAATGACGCCCAGGCATTCACATGCTCAGCGTTATCGCGCAGCGATCTGCCGGTTTCCTTGCTGATTTCATTACCCAGGCCGCGGCCGTCAATGTTCTTGCTGATGTATTTAGCGATGTAGCTGGTCGGCGTACCTTTGCGCGGGTTAATCAGCTCCGCCTTGAAACGCGGCCCGGTGTTGTTCCCCAGCTCCGCGCGGTCTTCTCGAATAGCAAACTTACGTAACAATGCGGTGATGGAACGACGCTCTTTTTTGCGCATGAAGCACAGCAGGTGCCAATGCACGGTGCCGTCATGATGTGGCTCTGCAACCCGGACGCCATACCAGCGTAGCCCGGCTTTGTGCATGGCTTTACGGAACGCGGCAAATGTATTGACCAGATAGTCACTGCTTTGCCTAACGGTTTGATGGCTCCACGTCGGATTAGGTCGGCCGTTATTCAGCGTGGCGTGAAAACGCGATGGGCAGGTCATGGTATAAAACACGGCGCAGTCACCCCGCATTTCCGCGATCAACTCCAGCCCTTTAACGCAGGCCATCATTTCATTTCGGCGGTGCGCCGGATTGCTGCTACTGGCATTCACGACATCTTCCATATCCAGCGTGTCGCCGTCTTCGTTCACCAGTTCATGCGAACGGAAAAACTCCATCGATTTACGACGTTGCTCACGCTTATGGATCACCGCTTCATAGCTGACATAAGGGGACGCTTTTTTGTTGACCAGACAGGCGGCGCGCAACTGCTCTTCCCGCCACTCACAGCGCATTTGCCACAATTTGCGATACCACCAATCAGCGCAAAGCATACGCGCCAGCGATCCCGGAATAAGGTCATAAGGCACGGGCTTGCGACGGCGTTTCTTTCGGCGAAGCTGCTCAAACGCAGGCGGGATCACATCCAGTCTCATCGCCTCAGCAGCTACGCGTTCCCACGCCCGGCGAATCTCTTCCGGTTTTACATCATCCGTCAGAAATGTATCCGCGCAGGCTGCATCTAAAACCATGCTCATATGCGCAGAAACCAGCGTTGACAGCCTTTTCACCTGATTCTGATTCATTTCAGGCAGGCCCAGTAGCCCGTCTAAACCATCGACGCTCGCCATATATCGGAATGAACACGACATTTGGCTGTCTCGCACACACGCCAGCCGCTCGAGGCTTGGCCGGATCGTTTCGCGCAGATAACGGGAATACGCCTTTGGCCTGTCCAGACCGTGAAAGTATTCAATCCGTTGTAATAGAGGCGTTCTGATAAAAGACGGTTCAGCCCTCACTTCGGCGAGGATGACCAAATCGGGATTAAAGCGTTGCTGCTCGCGGGCCATTTTGGCACGGCTAATGAGATTGTCCTGCTCCATCTCACGCTGAACCGGATCGCGAGATTCATTAAAAAAGTAACGATTCCAAACCTCATCACTCAACGCCTCACGGCGTAACCGCTCCTGCTCATTGTCAGCAGCGTACAAAGTGATCAGGTTTGAAAGCACCGAGTCAGAGGTAGACGGCTCTTGCTCCAGATATGGGTTAATCGCCTGTTTCGGTTTACTCCATGAGAAACCCTCGCTGGGTTCTCTGAACTTGTCAGGGCGTGATGCCAATGCAATTCGGCTACTTTCAGATTGTTGAGACATATTATTCGTAGCCTGAAAAATTAATTACTTTGTGAACCCCTCTGTTGATTTGACTAAATAGAGATGGGTAGCATGACCGTCTAGATGGATTTAGATGAGAAAAAAAATGAAAGATACTTACATTGATGGCATCGCCAAGTCTGGGCTTGATGATGAAATTACTCGCATAGTGAAAAAAGCAAAACGCCGTGAACTCGGCGGCTCGGAAATGGTTACCGCAATTCAGAATGAAGACGGGGTCATTTATAGAGTTATCTGTGTTGATGGGCTGGGAGCCTACATGTATCTGGCGATGGAAATTACGGGAATTGGCCTTGTTGATCTGCATGCTGAAAACCTCAATCCGGGCAAATACGACTCACTGTTTATATTCAAAAAGTAACCACTGGCGGCAATATGCCGCCAGCCTTTACCCATGTTTTGCGTTGTACTTTTCAGTGTATTTTTGGATTTGTTTTCTACTTCCCATATCGGAACCGCCGACTGACGCAGAAGTAGCACTCCCCCTGACGATGTTCAATTCGTCATGGGCCTGACACCTAAGCTGGACCGCCTTTAGCTGTAACTGCTCAAGCTCTCCAGCGACTTTATTTGCTTCTGCTGCGATGAACTCCAGCGCAGATTCATAAGTTGAGAAAAACGCGTAGTGCTCGTCTAAATACATCGATCCTTTATCACGGGCATAGCTAACGCTCAGGCGATATCCTTTTTCTGTCCGTTTAATTACTTCATATTCCTTAATAAGCGGAACAACTCCCGTCAATTCGGGTGGAATATAAGTCGCACTGACCGGACGCTTACTGATTACAAAAATTGTTTTCATACCGCTCCCCCGCTGTAATGCTTGCCTTTCAGCTCAACGATTTCCTGACAGGTGACGCAGCACTGCACGCCCGGAATAGCACGGCGGCGTGCCGGCGGGATCGGAGCATCGCAATCAATACAAAGCACACGGGAAGCACCCAGCATTTTATTGCGGGCAGCGTGAATATGGCGCTGGCGCTCCTCTTCAACGCGCTGCTGCACAAGGTCCATTGAGTCAGCCATTAGTGCAGCTCCTGTGATTCGTTTTCAAAACGGGTAGCTTCGCGGCGCAGCAGCTCAGCCGCTTCTTTCCCACTCATGCCTTTTTGGGTGATATGAACAGCCAGCGCCTCAAGGCGGATTGAAACTGCAAGAGCACGATCTTTTCGCTCTTCGTTTTTAGCTTCTTTCAACAGCACGACAAGTGCGTCGTTATCAGCTTTAAACTGGTGGGTTTTAATATTTCGCATAATGCCTACTCCTGAATTTTGGCAATAAGAAGCCCGGCGGGTTTACGCCATTAATTTCTGCTCTGGGTTAATTCGGCATGGTCAGCCGTTTGGGAAATAAGCTCACCACTGCACGAAAATGATTCATTGCGTTAATCAGCTCCCGCTTTTCGTCAGTGGTCAGATCATTAATATTGACGCCATGACGTTCTGCCGGAATTTTTGCCATATAAAATATTGCCGCTAATGCCCGTTCATTCTGTTTATTATTAACGTCTCGCGGATCGCGCATATCGCGAATAAATCGTTCAAGCTCTGGCTCAATATTCAAACCAAATACTTTCGCTCTTAGTTCCGCAATATGATTCAGCCCGTTAAGGCGTTCGCCCGCACTTAATGGAACAGTTGCCGTAGCGTCTTCAATAGCCATGATTTCCCCTGTCTAGAGGTGGACAAGTCGGCCAGTAGTTCCTCCTGAGATCGGCACGGGTGCCAACGTTTACCATCCGTTCCCATAATCCAGCCGTGGCCGTAGTGCATTGATGGGCTTTGCTTAACGAGAAGCGATGCAACGGTGGGTTTCTCCATCAGCATCATCACCTCAGACCAAACCGAATGAGGCACCGAGGCCCGTCATGGTATCCACCGCGCTTGCCATCGCTGGGTTGGCTTGCAAACGTGCCTGCATGGAAATAGCAGCTAACGCCATCAGTCGCGTTACAGAGTTAATACTGCTGATAACATCACGACGACCCGCAATGGTTTTTACATCACCAGATACAGCACCGGCAGCCACACGCCCGATCTCTGCGGTCGCACTCATGACGTAATGCGGCAGCTTCTCTTTTGCCACTTCATTCATCGGCACGCATGGCAAGCAGTGAATCTGAGCCAGAAAGCCGTCAACCAACGTTGAATCCTCTGTCAGGTCGGTCAGCAGCCACACTTCCGGGACAGTCAACTGATGCGGTTGTTCCGGGTTTAGTTTGTTACGCAGCGTTTGGACATTCATCCCCGCGCGTTCTGCCAGCTTCACCATGTTGTGACGCAATGCGAATACCCGGCAGGCTTCATTAAAATGTGGGTGTTTGGAAACCCGATAATCAAACATGTTGCATCCTTACAAATCACATAAAGTGAATTACTCACCAATGACGAGTTGAAAACGGGAATGCCCCAACGCCTTACGCAACTGTTCTTCTTTCCAGCGCGCGTAATAAATACGGATGGGGCCACCTGCTTTCTTGCATCCTTTCCGGATGGTGCGAGGTTCGATTGGTACACAAGGGTTGTCGCCGGTTGTCCAGCGGTAAGCGGTTCGCGCTGAGACCCCCTCAAGCTCTGCGAACTGTTGCAGAGTAACGATAGGTGCAGGCACTTTGATGATTGCGATTTCAGAAGCCATGTTGCATGATTCCCTATTTGCTGTTTTGAACAATGTTGGCCTCTCATTCCCCAATGTTTGCCAACATACGCACTTCACTTGTGAGCAATGTAATTAACTTTATAGCATTGGTCAACATTGGAATTAACTAATGAGTATAAACAAAGACACTTTCGAGCCTACTGCCATTCTCGATAGGATCATTGCCGTTTACGGTTTTACGCAAAAATTACAGCTGGCAAATCACTTTGAAATGTCGCCAAGCTCCCTGCAGAACCGCTTTACACGCGGCACTATCTCCTATGATTTAGCAGCTTTCTGTTCGCTAGAAACAGGAGCAAGCCTAAGGTGGTTACTTACCGGTGAAGGTCCAAAGTTTGATGAAAAACCTCCTCTTACAGACCCCAAAGTAATGAACTTATACACTCTTAGGGATGGAATCCTTGAAAACAATTCCATATTGAATATCGACCCAAGTTTTTTGAGTAAGCAGATTTCAGAAGGAATTGCGGTTCGGGCTGAGGGGAAATTGCATTTTGTCGATCAGGAAGCCCCGCTTTCTGATGGTCTTTGGTTAGTTGATATTGAAGGAGCTAACAGCATCAGAGAATTGACATTACTACCTGGCAAAAAACTACACGTAGCGGGCGGCAAAGTGCCGTTTGAATGTGGGATTGACGAGATAAAACTGATTGGTCGTGTAGTGGGTGTGTACAGCGAGGTTAATTGATGACTGTCCGTAAAAACCCCTCCGGCGGATGGATTTGTGAGCTTTATCCAAACGGGGCAAAAGGTAAGCGCATCAGGAAGAAATTCGCCACCAAAGGCGAGGCGCTGGCCTTTGAACAGTACACTGTAAAAAATCCGTGGCAGGAAGAAAAAGAAGACCGACGCACGTTAAAAGAGCTGGTTGACTCATGGTATAGCGCTCATGGCATTACTCTGAAAGACGGCCTTAAACGTCAGTTAGCGATGCATCATGCTTTTGCGTGTATGGGAGAACCGCTTGTGCGTGATTTTGATGCGCAGATGTTTTCCCGCTACCGAGAAAAGCGGTTACAAGGCCAATATGCACGTTCAAACAGGGTGAAAGAGGTCTCTCCCCGCACCCTTAACCTTGAGTTGGCCTACTTTCGAGCGGTGTTTAATGAGCTAAGTCGCCTCGGAGAATGGAAAGGCGAAAATCCGCTAAAGAATATGCGCCCTTTCCGCACAGAAGAAATGGAAATGGCCTGGTTAACTCAAGACCAGATCGTGTTGCTCCTCGGAGAGTGCAAACGGCACGGTCATCCTGATTTAGAAACCGTGGTAAGAATTTGTCTCGCGACTGGTGCTCGCTGGTCTGAAGCTGAGAGCTTGAAAAAAAGCCAACTTGCGCAATACAGAATCACCTACACCAACACGAAAGGCAGAAAAAACCGTACCGTTCCCATCAGCAAAGAGCTTTATGACTCTCTGCCCGGTGATAAAAAAGGTCGGTTGTTTAGTGATTGCTATGGGGCGTTTAGATCTGCGCTGGAAAGAACAGGCATCGAATTACCAGCAGGGCAACTCACCCACGTTTTGCGGCACACCTTCGCCAGCCACTTTATGATGAATGGCGGCAATATTCTTGTCCTGCAGCGCGTGCTTGGTCATACCGACATAAAAATGACTATGCGATATGCGCACTTTGCTCCAGACCACTTGGAAGACGCGGTTAAGCTTAACCCATTAAATAAATTTAATTAGGCTAATATATTATTTATTGTTTATTTCTCGTAGATCTTGCTCCCAATGGGTATCGTTGGACTCAACGATACCCTCTCTTTCCAAAAGCATCATCCTCTTCAAAAGATATTTTTCGCTCATACCTTTTAAATAATACCTAACGGTTTCGGCAAAATCCCAATTGTTATCTGCAAATAGTCTTGGTTGGAACGAATGGCAATATACAATTTCAATATCCTTACCCTCGCAATCAAAATTAGCTAACAATTTAGTAATTTTTTCATCACGCAGCACCTCGACATGTGGACCATGTAATGTTTCATATCCAATATGGATAACTGTTTTACCATCATCTGGGGCTTGCCTTACAGCTTTTACAAGTAACCCCTTAATATCTTTAGCTTTTTTTGTAATCGACTCATCTGCTATACACTCCCATTTAGCGCAGAAAGGTCTCTTTATTTCTTCTGCAAAAACGTTAATTGTACTATATTCATCATTGCTATATGTACAAAGTTTAGCTTGGAATGCCATGGTATAATTACCGTGTGGTTCATAATTATCATCTAAAAGGGAGTTAAGCTGTGGTGAAGGATATTTAACAACCCATTTGGCAAAATGCTTATTTATTCGGTCCATATCAATTAAGTTTGCTACTACTGATATTTCATCATTTTCACAAGATGCAACACCGCATTGCGCCAATTCTCTAGAGGAGTATAAATGCCTAACAACATTTATAAAAATGTCCGGATTGGTACTATCTATTTCACATTTGAATTTTACATTAAAAAAAACAGGATAATGATAAGAAATTATGTAAGGTAGAGCTTGCCGCCATCTTTTAATCCATTCCGTTCGTTCTTTTTCTGAATATTGAGTAACCTTTGCAAGCCGTTTACATTCGACATATAGTTTATCATTTCCTTTATTAACCAAAAGGTCTGGTGTTTTACCTACACCGGACTCAGGTATAAATTCTACTTCCCAGCCATTTTTTATATAACAAGCAGCAACAACCAATTCAAATAAGACAGAGTCTGGTTGGTTCTCAGGTTTAATAATTAAATCTTTAAGTTTATTTTCAATACCTTTAGTACGCTTCAGCTCTTCGCTGAATTCTCCTATGGTAGCGAAAAACGGCCAAATTCTAGAGGATTGTGCAGGCTCATCAACTGTTGGGCGGTCTGCAAGTGATTCTGCAAGGTATAAATACCAAGCGATCCAATCATCATAAAAAGCAATGCGATAATCTTCTTCTTGAAAAGAGCCATCAGTTTGACTGTTATATAACTGTTCAGTTAGAGAGCGAAAATATCGTAGAACATTGCCTCTTCGCTCGAACCACTTTTCCTCCCCCATGACGTCAATAAACCATCGATATGTTTTTTTTACGTCTTTGACGAGAGGGTCGTCATATCTAGCATTAAAATGCTTCCAAAATTCAGCATACTCATCTTCATTAGCATTTTCATCATGGCTATTTTCGTTCAT